ACTCAATGCTCACCTACCTCACACAATAGGAGAGACTATGCAGAACATCACTGCAATGAAAGACAAGATATCTCAGCTACCTGTGGAGCAGCAGGTTGAGCTTTTAGAATTGCTTGAGCAGCTAGAGGAAGCAGAAAACAAAAAGAACGCAAAGGATAACTTCATAAGCTTTGTGAATCTTATGTGGCCCAGTTTTATTTCTGGTCGGCACCATAAAGACATGGCTAATGCCTTTGAGAGAGTGGCGCGAGGAGAATTGAGGCGGCTGATAATCAATATGCCACCCAGACACACGAAGTCAGAGTTTGCATCCTACCTTCTCCCAGCTTGGTTTCTTGGAAAGTTTCCTGAGAAGAAAGTTATTCAAACGGCACACACTGCAGAACTGGCTGTTGGCTTTGGTCGTAAGGTTAGAAACCTGATACAGTCTGAGGATTTTGGGAAAGTGTTTCCTAATATTACCCTGTCTTCCGACTCCAAGGCCGCTGGACGCTGGAACACAAACAAACGTGGGGATTACTTTGCGATTGGTGTTGGTGGTGCCGTTACTGGTAAGGGTGCTGATCTTCTAATTATTGATGATCCGCACTCAGAACAGGATGCCCAGCAAGGTCAATTCAATTCTGATGTGTATGATCGTGTGTATGAATGGTACACATCTGGTCCTCGTCAGCGTTTGCAACCAGGTGGTGCGATTATTGTGGTTATGACCCGCTGGTCAAAGAAGGATCTGACGGGACAAATCCTAAACTCAATGGCAGATAGGGCTGGCGTTGATGAATGGGAAGTGATTGAGTTCCCTGCTATCTTGCCATCTGGCAACCCTCTATGGCCTGAATTCTGGTCTCAAAAGGAATTAGACGCTCTCAAAGCAGAACTTCCTGTATCCAAATGGTCAGCCCAGTACCAACAAAACCCCACATCAGAAGAGGGTGCGCTGATTAAACGGGAGTGGTGGCGCGAATGGGAGAGCAGCAAGCCACCAGAATGCGAAGCAATCATACAATCTTGGGACACGGCATTTCTCAAAACACAGCGTAGCGACTATAGCGCCTGTACAACGTGGGGTGTGTTTTACCATGAAGGCTCTCCAAACATAATTCTTTTGGATGCCTTCAAAGAAAAGCTGGAGTTCCCTGATTTGAAACGTGCGGCATACGACAAGTACATGGAGTTTGAGCCAGATCAGATGATTGTGGAGAAAAAAGCTTCTGGTGCGCCACTAATATTTGAGCTTAGATCTATGGGAATTCCAGTAACAGAGTTTACTCCATCACGCGGACAAGATAAGATAGCAAGGGTTAATGCAATAACAGATCTATTCGCAAGCGGTTCAATATGGTATCCTCCTACCAGATGGGCAGAAGAAGTGATTGAAGAATGTGCGTCATTTCCCTCTGGGGATCATGACGACTTAGTGGACTCAACCACTCAAGCTCTGTTAAGGTTTAGGCAAGGCGGCTGGGTGAGGGCCGAAATGGATGACTGGGACGACGAACCAAAATACCGCAGACCAGTTGAGTATTACTAGGAGATAGGCATGGCTATCGAAAAGCAGATGGAACCTTCTGATCTTGAGATCGAAGAAACGGACGCGACAGATGTTGAGGTCGAGATTGTAAATCCAGACGCGGTTTCAATCGATACTGGAGATGGCGGTGTTATTATCGACTTCGAAGGCAGTATGACAGAAGGGCTTGTCGGACCAGACCATGATGCCAACCTAGCAGATTTTATAGATGAGCAAACACTCAACAGTATGGCGTCTGAGCTTGTTTCTGATTTTGAAGCAGACAGAGAGTCACGGGCTGATTGGTCAAGAGCATACGTTAAAGGCTTGGATCTCTTAGGGATGAAGATTGAAGATCGCAGTCAGCCGTGGGCTGGGGCGTCTGGGGTGTATCATCCAGTCTTAACTGAAGCTGTTGTTAGATTTCAGGCACAGGCAATGGGTGAGTTGTTCCCCGCTTCTGGGCCAGTTCGCACAAAAATTATGGGCAAGTTAACACCTGAGAAGTCAGAACAAGCAAATCGAATACAAACTGAGATGAACTATCTTCTTACAGAAGAGATGACCGAATACCGTGACGAGACGGAACAGATGCTATTCAAGCTTCCTCTCGCTGGTTCGGCATTTAAAAAGGTTTATTACGATCCCTTAGAAGATCGCCCTGTTGCCGTATTCGTACCTGCAGAAGATTTTGTTGCTTCATATGGTGCATCTGATCTTGCTTCATGCCCACGATATACGCACATCATGAAGAAAACCTCTAATGAAATACTGCAGTTGCAGGTTGCTGGTTTCTATCGTGATGTTGATCTGCCAGATCCAGAGCCAGAGTTCACAGACATTCAAGAGAAATACGATGAACTGGATGGAGACACTGCGGTCTTAGAAGATGATGACCGTCACACAATTCTGGAGATGCATGTCACCATGAACATGCCAGAGGAGTTCGATGATCCAGACGGGATTGCCCGTCCTTACGTTGTCACCATAGATAAAAGCTCTCGTGAAATTTTAGCAATCAGACGTAACTGGTACGAAGAAGATGAAAAGAAAAAGAAGCGACTTCACTTTGTCCATTATAAATATCTTCCTGGTCTTGGGTTCTACGGCACGGGACTTATCCATCTCATTGGTGGATTGGCTAAATCGGCAACTTCCATCCTTCGTCAGCTTATTGACGCTGGTACGTTATCGAATTTACCTGCAGGTCTTAAAGCTCGTGGACTTCGCATTAAAGGAGATGATTCGCCTCTTATGCCAGGTGAGTTCAGGGACGTGGATGTCCCAGGTGGTGCGATTCGTGATTCCATTACGTTCATCCCTTATAAAGAACCAAGCGGTGTACTCTATTCGCTGCTTGGAAATATCGTCGAAGAGGGAAGGCGCATAGGTTCCGTTGCTGACATTCAAGTCGGTGACATGAATTCACAGGCACCAGTTGGAACAACACTTGCCCTTATGGAAAGATCCATGAAGGTTATGTCTGGAGTTCAAGCTCGTATGCATGCCGCAATGAAGAACGAGCTTCGCCTTCTTGCCCGTATTATTCGGGATTATATGCCAGAAGAATACGCCTACGAAATGGACGGTGACTTTAATCGCAGAAAAGACTTTGATGCTCGCGTTGATGTTATCCCTGTTTCTGATCCGAATGCTGCTACTATGTCCCAGAGAATTATGCAGTATCAGGCGGCTTTGCAGCTTTCTCAGCAAGCTCCCCAGCTATATGACATGGGAAGGCTGCATCGCCAAATGCTAGAGGTTCTTGGTATTCAAGATGCTGATGATATTATTAAACTGCCAGATGATATCAAGCCAGCAGACCCAGTAACTGAGAACATGATGATTCTGAAGCAAGAGCCTGTTAAGGTATTCAAGTATCAGGACCACGAGGCACACATTGCAGTTCACATGTCGGCGGCTCAAGATCCAAAGATTATGCAGATGATAGGACAGTCTCCGTTTGCGCAACAGATACAGCAAGCAATGGCTTCCCACATAACAGAACACGTTGCCTTCCAGTATCGTCGTGAAATCGAAAAGATGCTTGGCGTTGAAATGCCAAATGAAGATGAGCCTCTGCCACAAGATGTTGAGGTGCAGGTATCAAGGCTTGCAAAAGAAGCAGCAGAAAAACTTCTTCAAAAAGATTTGGCAGAGCAGCAGCAAAAGCAAATACAACAGCAACAACAGGATCCCGTTATCCAGATGCAACAGCAAGAGCTTCAGCTTAAAGCTAAAGAGCTTGATCACAAAATACAAATGGACACACAGAAGTTGCAGCTTGATGCGATGGCAAAAAGTTCAAATGCACAAATTCAAGCGGAACGCATCGCCGCTGAGAACCAGCGCGAAGGGGCGCGTCTGGGAGTTAAGCTTGCTACAGACCTAGATAAGTCGCAGCGAGCAGATCAAAAAGAAGGTGCGAAACTTGGTATATCAATAGCGAAGGAGTTAACAAAGGGAGATGGATGACGTTTTTGCGTTGTTGAATCGAAAGATTGATGAATACGAGGAAGACATAAAAACCTTTCTCGCCGCAGGTCAGGCTGAAGACATTGCAATGTATAACAGAATAGTGGGCAGATACGAAGCATTGCAGTTCATGAAGCAAGATCTTAACGACATAGAAAAGAGATATGTTGAAACATAGAACTTTTTTATGTATCTTTCAAAGCAGGGAGACCTCGTGGCGTTGCCACGCAAGGTGACTGTGAACCTTAAATCACTGCAGGTAAAATATGTATACAGGTAATAAAACTACAGAAGAAAAGGTAGCTTCCAAACTACCAATACCCCAAGGATACAAGATCCTTATCGGTGTACCAGAGGTAAGCGACAAAACAGAAGGCGGCGTATTCATGCCTGATGGGCTTAGAGCCGCAGAAGAAACGGCGTCTATTATTGGATTTGTCATGGATATGGGGGCAGATGCTTACAAAGATCATGCTAAATTTCCGAATGGTCCGTTCTGCAAGAAGGGAGATTTCGTAATCTTTCGTTCTTATTCTGGCACTAGATTTAAAATTCATGGAAAAGAGTTTCGACTCATTAATGATGACACCGTGGAAGCGGTTGTTGACGATCCAAGGGGGTACACACGGGTATGAGCAATTTAGCTGAAGAACAAGACTTCGAAGACGAAACAGTCGCAGAAGCCATTGAAAAAGCAAAGGAAAGTAAAAAAGACGAAAGCGATTTCGAAATTGAAGTCGTAGACGATCTTCCACCAGAGCATCAAAACAGACCTCGTCAAGCAAAGGATGCTAAGGTAGATAGCTCTCTTTCTGATGATGACGATGAGATAAAATCTTATAGTGAAGGTGTTCAAAAGCGCATTAAGAAAATAACTTGGGAGCGTGAAGAGAAAGAGCGCCAGCGTATTGAAGCAGAGAATTTGCGCGAAGAAGCTCTTCGTTATGCACAGCAGGTCAAGAGCGAAAACGAAGCTCTTCGTCAGCAGCTTGAAAGCGGCAAGAGTGTACTGCTTGATCAGGCTAAGGGAAGAGTTTCTGCGGAGATAGAAAAGGCTAAAGCAGCATATAAAGCGGCTTATGATAGCGGAGATCCCGATGCCCTTTTAGAAGCTGAGGATAGGCTTGATGAGCTACGTGATGAAAAACGTAGATACGAAAATTACAAGCCGCCCCAACAACAACAGGCTCCAAGGCCAGCGCCTCAACCCCAATATGAACAGCAAACCCAGCGACCGAAGCGACCAAGTGAACTGGCTTTGAAGTGGGCAGAAAAAAATCAATGGTTTGAAAAAGATCCTGAGATCACAGGGTACGCTTATGGACTTCATCAAAGACTTGTAACAGAAGGTGTTGCTCCAGATTCAGAAGAGTACTATACTACTATACATAACGCGGTTCGCCGTGTGTTCCCAGATAAGTTTGACGATGGGCCTATTGAGGAAGCACCCCAACGTCAAACTGGCAACGTGGTTGCCCCTGCCGCGAGAAGCGGAAAAAAACCACGCAAAGTGCAACTGACCTCAACGCAGGTCTCTCTCGCCAAGAGACTTGGTCTGACAAATGAGCAATATGCGGCGCAATTAATGAAGGAAGCATCCAAATGACAAACAGAACCCCACGCACCACAGAGACTCGTGAAGAGTCAAAGCGCAAAGTGTCATGGCAGAGACCTTCTATGTTACCTACCCCCGAACCCAGAGAGGGCATTGAGTACCGCTGGATTCGCACAGCAACACTTGGGCAGAGTGACAATACGAATGTTTCTTCCAAATTTCGTGAGGGATGGACACCTGTTTTGAAAGGGGATCATCCAAACCTTCAAGTTGTGTCTGATATCGATTCTCGATTTACAGACAATATTGAGGTCGGTGGGTTATTGCTATGTCAGAACTCAACCGAAAATATGCAAGCTAGAAGGGATGCACAGAATGAGATGGCGACAAGTCAGATGCATGCTGTTGATAACTCCTACTTGCGTAACTCAGACCCTCGCATGCCCGTTCTGAATCCTGAGCGGTCTACGCGGACTTCGTTTGGCAAGTAACCTTTCGGGGGGGCTTGCTTGGTTGAAACTCAGATGATGAGGAAAGAGCTATGGCTACAACAGCGGCTCCTTATGGTCTCCGTCCAGTAAAACGTGCTGACGGAATGCCATACGCTGGGGCAACGTCCCAGTATCTCATCGACCCTGCTGGTGAAGCAACTAATCTATTCTACGGGCAAGTTGTTATCATTGGGGCCGATGGGTATATCGCGCTGGCTACGGGTACAGGTATGGACCTGACCTCTAACAGCATTTCAGGCACAACAGGTGTAGGCGGAATCGGCGTCTTCGTTGGTTGTGAATATGTAAACTCTTCAGGTCAACGTGTTCAAGCACAGTACTATCCGTCTGGTACAAACAGCAATAGTACTAAGATCACAGCCTATGTTGTCGATGATCCAAACGTACTGTTCCAAGCGCAGCTTGATGGTGCTGGAGCGCAGACAATCATTGGCACGAACACAGGCTTCGCATCAGCGCAGTCTACCTCAACTGGTGATACAGTTACAGGTAACTCTACGTCTGCACTAGATGCGACTGTTCAAACCGCAGCGGCTGCATTCCGCATCGTTGCTCATGTTTCTGATCCTGCTGATGCGTATCCAGATGTACTTGTAAAGTTCAATCCGGGCGCTCACCAGATGACGAACAATGTTGGCTTATAAAGGAGTTAAATAATGGCTATTTCACGCGCCCAGCTCCTTAAAGAGCTATTACCTGGTCTCAATGCGTTGTTTGGACTTGAGTACGATAAGTACGAAAATGAACACGCAGAGATTTACGAAACTGAAAACTCAGAGCGTAGCTTTGAGGAAGAAGTTAAATTGTCCGGGTTTGCTGCAGCCCCTGTGAAAGCAGAAGGTGCATCAATTTCTTACGACAATGCACAAGAGTCGTTCACCGCTCGTTACAACCACGAAACGGTTGCAATGGGCTTTTCTGTCACTGAAGAAGCGATGGAAGACAACTTGTACGACTCACTATCTGCTCGTTATACAAAAGCCTTGGCTCGTGCTATGGCGTATACCAAGCAGGTTAAAGCGGCTTCTTTGTTGAATACAGGTTTTGACACCTTTAAATCAGGTGACAATGTGTTCTTGTTCGCAACCAACCACCCAACAGTGGAAGGTGGAACAAACGCAAACAAACCTTCAACAAATGCTGACTTGAACGAAACTTCACTTGAGCAAGCAGTTATCGACATTGCAGCGTACACTGATGAACGCGGCCTGTTGATTGCGGCACGTCCACGTAAGTTGATCGTTCCACCTGCGCTTATGTTCGTCGCAACTCGCTTGCTGCAAACAGAGCTTCGCACAGGTACAGCGGATAACGACATCAACGCATTGCGTTCGAATGGTTCGATCCCAGAAGGCTATCGCGTCAACCACTATCTGACTGACGTAGACGCCTTCTTCATCACCACAGATGTTCCAAACGGCATGAAGCACTTTGTGCGTACTGCAATGCAGACATCTATGGATGGTGACTTCGATACAGGTAACGTGCGCTACAAAGCGCGTGAGCGTTATTCATTCGGTGTATCAGATCCGCTAGGCATCTACGGATCACCAGGTGCATAATTAGTTCAATAGAACTTTTAGAGGGGCGGGTTTACTCGCCCCTTTTCTTTTTTAAAAAGTGTGGTATTGTTTGTTTGGGGCAACATTAGCCTTGCAGACAGGATTTCGCCCCCACCTGACGTTGCACAGACTGCTAGGCGAAACCTTGTGCAAAGGGTATTAATATGGCTTCAACCACATTTTCAGGTCCAGTGACCTCTACTGACGGATTCATTGGTGACATCAAAGTTCCAACATATACTGTAGCTTCCGCTCCATCTGCTTCTGACGCAGGTGCGGGAACCATTATTTACGTTTCTAACGGGGCTGCAGGTTCTGCAATCATAGCGTTCTCTGACGGTACAAACTGGAAGCGTTCTGATACAGGCGGCACTATCGCAGCATCATAATGGGGGGGTGACCAATGAGTAAGTGGAAACCACCAAGTGTTGAAGAGTTAGCTGCCCGTGGTCTTGATGCGGATGGAAATCCGTTAGAAACTATAAAGACACGCGCTAGAAACACAGACGGTACGCTGAAAGCAGATGATCCTTCCACGCCTGATGTAAATGAGGCATGGGAAGAAAAGCCTGTTAAAAAGAAACGCGGTCGTCCTCCAAAGAAGAAGGATTGATAGATGCGTTCTGATGTACAATCGAAACGTGTTACTGGAACGGGGTCACTTAGTGTTGGCCCCGCTCGAATCCGTCAGATCCAAGTATTAACAACTACTGGATCGCCTAGACTGACAATCACTGATGGTAACGGTGGCTCTACAGTTCTTGATCTGGACTTTATTGCATCTGATTCTCACTCAGTAAACATTCCGTCTGACGGTATTCGTGTCAGTGACGTGTACGTTTCTGCATTTACTAACATCACTGCTATGACGGTGTTTTATAACTAGGAGATTTAAATGGCTCGTGAAGTAAGTTCAATTTCCAGAGTTGGAACTAGCGAGCCGTTTGAGCTTCAAGTTGCTCGTGGGCAAATATCATTCCATAAAACGGTATTTAAGTTTGGTTACAACAACGATGTCGGAGACTCAAAAGAAACCATCTGGGAACAAGGTGGTTTATACGCTTATCCTGCATCAGCTACAGTAATGACTGTATCAAGCAGTTCAACTGACGACACTGCCGCAGGGACTGGTGCAAGAACAGTAGAAGTTTTTGGCTTAGACGCCGATTACAACGAAATAAACGAAGTTGTCACATTAAACGGACAAACGGCTGTTAACACTACAAAATCTTACCTACGGATAAATCGCGGTCTTGTTCGCAGCGCGGGTAGTGGTGGCGCAAACGCTGGAACAATTTATGCAGGAACAGGCACAGTGACCACTGGAGTTCCAGCTAATGTTTATCTTAGCATCAATGGCGATGGAGACAACCAAACATTGATGGCTCTTTGGACAGTTCCCGCAGGATATACAGCGTTCCTTACAAAAATGTCTTTGTCCACAGGCACATCTACCAACACCAAAGCCCTTTTGAATGCTAGTCTTGTTGCTAGGCCATACGGAGAAGTCTTCCAGATAAAGGAAAGATTTACCCTGACAGATGCCACACATGAGCAGTTTTACACTTTTCCATTAAGGTTCACAGAAAAAACAGACTTAGAGATGAGGGCGTTTTCTTCCTCTGGATCTGTTACCTTTAATGTCTCCGCGTCAATGGAGTTTATCTACATCAACGATGGGGATACTCTTTAATGGCTGAAAAGAAAAAGAAGGATAGTCGGTTAGAACGCGCAGGAGTTAGTGGATACAACAAACCCAAGCGTACACCTAATCACCCAAAGAAGTCACACATTGTTGTGGCTAAAGAGGGCGATAAGGTGAAGACTATTCGCTTTGGTCAGCAGGGTGTAAAGACAAATCAGACCGTAGGGCAGCGAAAAGCCTTTAAGTCTCGTCACGCGAAGAACATTAGTAAAGGCAAAATGTCTGCAGCTTATTGGGCTGATCGTGT